GCTGAGACCTGAAATCATTCTGCTAGATGCCCATAAAGCAAGACTAGAGTTTCCTGAATTAAAGAAACGAGCTATGGAATGTTATAGGTCCTATAAACCTGATGCTTTTATTATTGAAGCCAAGGCAGCAGGTACACCTCTAATCTTTGAGTTAAGACAAATGGGTATACCTGTACAAGAGTATACGCCAAGCAGAGGTAACGATAAGATTGCTAGAGTTAATGCAGTAGCTGATTTATTTTCTTCTGGCATTGTCTGGTGTCCCCAGACTCGATGGGCAGAGGAAGTGGTAGAAGAGTTTGCTGCTTTTCCAAATGCTGAACACGATGACTTGGTAGATAGCAGTACACAAGCACTACTAAGATTTAGACAGGGTGGTTTTGTTCCATTACATAGTGATGAAGAAGATGAACCACTAGAACACAATAGAATAGCAAATTATTACTAGGAGAAAAATTGGCTACAGAAAGAACACCAGTAGATGGTTTAATAGAACAAGACCCAGCAGAACCAACGGAAGTTAGTATCGCTGTAAAGAATCCTGAAGCTGTTGCTATAGAAACAGAAGATGGCGGTATGGTTATCGACTTTGACCCTGAGTCAAGCAATGATATCAATGCAGGCTTTAATAGCAACCTTGTAGATTTTATAGATGATAATGAACTTGATAGTTTAGGTTCAGAGTTGGTTAGTGCCTTTAATATGGATAAGGACTCCCGTAAAGAATGGGAAGATACTTATACTAAAGGTTTAGATCAACTGGGTTTAAAGATAGAAGAACGCACCCAACCTTGGAATGGAGCTTGTGGTGTTTTCCATCCTATGCTATCTGAGGCAGTTATTAGATTTCAATCTCAAGCAATAGCAGAAATCTTTCCTGCCAAAGGTCCAGTCAAAACTAAGATAGTTGGTAAGATTACTGAAGAGAAAGAGAAGCAATCTCAAAGAGTGCAAGATTATATGAATTATCTGCTAACCCATGAGATGGCAGAATACAGAACAGAAACAGAAAAGCTTTTATTTTCGTTACCACTAGCAGGGTCTGCTTTCCGCAAAGTTTACTTTGACCCTAACCTCGGCAGACCCAGTGGTATCTTTGTACCATCCGAAGATGTGGTAGTTAATTATGGAGCAAGTGATTTAGAAACTTGTGAAAGAGCAACTCACGTTATGCGTAAATCTTCTAATGAAATTAGAAAGTTACAGGTCAGTGGTTTCTATCGAGATGTAGAGCTAAGTGAATCTGGTAATTCATATTCCAGCATAGAAGAAAAGTATGACGAGTTAACTGGCGAGATGAGCTCAGATGCTTACGATCAAAGACATACTCTTTTAGAGATGCAAGTTAATTTAGACCTGAAAGGTTTTGAAGATATTCAAGATGGTAAAGAAACAGGTATCCAGTTGCCGTATGTGGTTACTCTAGATTATCCAAGTGGCAAGATTCTAAGCATTAGAAGAAACTATTACGAAGATGATGAACAAAAGAAAAGAAGATCACACTTTGTACATTATCAATATTTACCAGGTCTAGGCTTTTATGGTTTTGGTTTAGTGCATATGATAGGTGGTTTGGCTAAGTCAGCTACCAGTTTACTTAGACAGTTAGTAGATGCAGGTACGTTGTCAAACTTACCAGGTGGTTTAAAAGCTAGAGGCTTACGCATCAAGGGAGATGATACTCCTATTATGCCAGGAGAGTTTAGAGATGTAGATGTACCAGGTGGTGCAATCAGAGACAACATAACTTTCTTACCCTATAAAGAACCATCTGCTACATTGTATTCTTTATTGCAGAACATAGTCGAAGAGGGCAGAAGATTTGCGAGCATGGCTGATATGAAGATATCAGATATGAATAACCAAGCTCCTGTTGGCACAACTCTAGCACTTATAGAAAGAAACATGAAAGTGATGAGTGCGGTGCAAGCTAGACTTCACGCCTCTATGAAAAGAGAGTTTGATATCTTAGTAAATGTTATTAAGGATTTTGGCGAGCCATCATATCCTTATGAAACAGGAGAGGAAGAAGAAATAAAATCTTCTGACTTTGACAATAGGATAGATGTAATCCCTGTATCAGACCCAAACAGTACAACGATGGCACAAAGAATAATGCAGTATCAATCTGCAATGCAGTTAGCTCAATCAGCACCACAAATGTATGATATGAAAGAACTGCATAGAGAAATGTTAATGGTGTTAGGTATTCCTGATGTTGATAGCATAATACCAGAAGATGAAGATGTGCCTGCAGTAGACCCTGTGACTGCGGTGCAAAACTTAATTAATAATAAACCAGTCAAAGCATATGAGTATCAAGATCACGATGCTCATATACAAACTGTAGCAGCAGCACAAGATAATCCAGAGATACAAGCTTTACTGGAGAAATCTCCAACAGCTCCTGCAGTATTAGCTGCAGCCTCAGCTTATATTAATGATCACTTGACTATGAAGTTTAGAGATCAAGTAGAAGAAGAGATGGGCATAGAGTTACCACCTATTGGTGAACCTATACCTGGAGATATTGAAAAGAGAATATCAGAGTTGGTAGCTGAAGCTGCAAGCAGAGTTACTGAGAAAGCTAGAATAGAAGCTCAACAGAAACAACAAGCTGAACAACAAAGAGACCCACTAATTGTTCTCAAAGAAAGAGAGGTGGGTGTAAAAGAAGCAGAGGTTCAAAGAAAAGCTCTAGGTGATCAAGCAAGATTTACTTTAGCTAAAGAGAAACTAGAAGCAGAGCAAGAACAAAAAGGTGCAGAACTTGGAGTAAAGATAGCAGGCGATTTGCTTGCTGATGAAGGTGCAAACAAAAAGCAAGCACTGGAAGAATACAAGGTAGGACTTGACTTAGGTAAAAATATCGTAGAAGATAGCAATAAGAATGAGTGAAGATATCAGAGAGCAATCTCTATCTGAGTTTTTAAAAATAAGACTCAGAGATATAATGAATGAACACGCAGATCATATATCTACGGGTAGTGTTAAAGATTATCCAGAGTATAAAAAACTGTGTGGTGTTATTGAAGGTCTAGCATTAGCTGAACGTGAAATGCTTGACTGGATAGAACAACACTCATTGAAGTGAAACTTTTATGAATACGAAAGCGACAGTCAAACCAGATAGTGTAAAAAAACCTGAAGTTACAGAAAAAACTAAAAGTCAGTTGCCTGAGCCTATGGGTTTTAAAGTATTAGTTGCTATGCCACAAGCAGATGAAAAAACTGAAGGTGGTATCTTAAAGGCTAGTCAAACTATAAGGGATGAAGAAGTAAGTAATATTTGTGGCTACGTTCTAAAGTTAGGTCCAGATGCTTATAATGATGCTAATAGATTCCCTAGTGGTCCTTGGTGTAAACAAGGTGATTGGGTAGTTTTTAGAGCATACTCAGGAACTAGAATGAAAATGTATGGTCAAGAGTTTCGTTTAATTAATGACGACACTGTAGAAGCAGTAGTTGAAGACCCAACAGGAGTAGTTAGAGCATGAGTGAGCAACAAGTTGAAACATCTATCGAAACAACTTTTGAGCCTGACTCTGATGGCAAAGTAAAACCACAGAGTAGTGAGGATAAATTTTTTGGTGTAAAAACACAGATTAATAACAACAACGAAGAGAAAGTAGAAGTTGAAGTTGTTAATGAAGATGAGCAACAACAAGAAGAAGTTGTTGAAGAAGCACAAGAGCAACCACAAGATGATGATGCTATTGATGCAGAGATATCTGATATAAGCAAAAGAGCTGGCGATAGAATTAATAAAATTAAATATCAGTATCACGAAGAACGTAGAGCTAAAGAAAAAATAAACAAAGAAAAAGAGGAAGCAGTAAAAGCAAGTAAAAGTTTATTGCAAGAGAATAAAAAGCTTAGAGAAGCTATCAAACAAGGTGGCGAGTTAATAAAAAATCAAGCACAAGCTAATGCTGATTTTGCTTTACAACAAGCTCAAGAAAATTATAAAAAAGCATTTGATGAAGGCGATACTCAAGCTATGGCTGATGCTCAAGCACAAATAGCAAAAGCATCTTATGCCCAGCAACAAGCACCTAGTTATGCTAGTGCTATTGAATCGCAAGTACCTGCTTCAGTAGTACCAGAACAAATAAATGCAGATGCTCAAAATCAACTTGACCCTGCTATGAAAGAATGGTCATCAAGGAATCCTTGGTTTATGGGCACAAGTCCTGAACAAAAAGAAATGACAGCTTACTCATTATTCTTAGATGAAAAAATTAGAGCAAGTGGTATTAACCCACAAACTGAATCAGACAAATATTATGCCAGTGTAGATGAAGGCATGAAGCAACAGTTCCCAACTTATTTTGGTATAGTACAGCCAAGTGCGGAAGCAAAGGATGTAATAGACCCAAGTTCGGAAAGGAGACAGCCGTCAAACGTTGTCGCACCTGTGACGAGGGATACAGGTAAAAAACCCCGCAATGTACGATTGTCAGAGACGCAAGTTAAATTAGCACGACAACTTGGAATAACGCCTGAACAATACGCAAGACAAATTTTAAAGGAAGCTTAAAATGGAAGAAGACGTAAAAAATAACGTAGAAGAAAATGTAGAGCAATCTACAGAACAAGTGCGTTCCCCTAGGGAAGTTCAAGACCGAGAGGTTGAACAAAGAGTAGAAAGTTGGGAGAACCCATCAAATCTCCCGAATCCAACCCCACAACCTGGTTGGGTTTTTAGATGGATTAGAACTAGTTTATTAGGTAATGCTGATAACCCTAATGTATCTAAAAAGTTTAGAGAAGGTTGGCAACCTTGTCGTTCTGAAGATCATCCTGAATTACAAATTCATATGATGGACTATAAATCAGAATGGGCAGATAAAGGTAATGTAGAAATTGGTGGACAGTTGTTATGCAAGATGCCAAAAGAAAAGGCGGAAGCCAGAGATGCACATTTTAGAAAATTAGCATCAAATCAAATTGACTCTGTAGACAACGTATATTTTAAAGACCAAGATTCAAGAATGGCTACTAAACAAGTATTTGAAAGAAAATCAAGAACAACGTTTGGTAAAGATTCTTAGTCTGGTTAGATAACAATTTAATTTAACTATATAAAAGGAGAAAGCTATGGCAGCTTCAGCAGCACCTTTTGGTGCAAGACCTGTGGGCTCATTAGTATCTTGTGCGTATAATGCAAAGATTTCTCACTATAAAATAAAAAATAATTTTGGCACAGCCATATTTTATGGTGACTTTGTAAAGTGGGCGGATGATAATCCAAATACAACTATACAAAAAGATACAGGAACAACTTCTATGACACCTATTGGTGTTTTCTTAGGTTGTTCTTATACTGACCCAGTATCAGGAGAATTTCGACAGCAGAATCAATATCCTGCTTCAACAGCAGCAGATGATATTATTGCTTATGTAGCATCTGACCCATTCTTAGTAATGCAGATGCAATCAGATGAATCGCTTGACCAAGATGACTTGGGCAAGAATGTAGCAGTGGTACAGACTGCAGGTTCTACAGTTTTTGGCATTAGTAAAAATGCTATAGACGGAAGTACTGCAGCAACAACTAATACACTACCTCT